TGATCAATCTTTGAGATTGGCATAGACAATCTAAGATTGTTGCCATCCGATTTCCAATGCGCTTTATTAATGATATCCATATCCTTACTATTATACCAACTATTTTAATACTTTTTATTAATTAGAAGATCTGCCTTCGCCTTGTGCATTTCTTCCAGAAATTGTGGATGGGCTATCAGAATTATTGTTTGCTCTTTGGGAATCTCTTTCTCTATTCCCTGCTAAATTTGCTCTAGCATCTGTTTCTTGTCTTGGACTCATTTCAAATGGAGTGTCTCCATCTTTAATCATTGGCAATCCAAGTTTTTCTCTTGCTTCATTTGGCATCATTACTTGGGTCTTAACATACCGTTCAAGAATTTGAGACTGAGAAATTTCATCAGTAAGCGTAAGTTCGTTAAATTTAAGTTCAAGAATGTCGGTTTTTTCACGAATAATTTTGTTAATTAATTTTGATATCTCATTCTGTGCTGGACGAGAAACCTGTTCTTTAAATGTGCGATCCTGTGCAAGTGCGTTGGCAATTGACCCAGAATCTCCTCCACCTAATTTAGACAATGGAACCTGATGAGCCACTAAAATATCGTTTCTATTTTGAAGTCTGTATTCTTTAAAAGATCCTTCTTGAACGCCATTTTCAATTGGCTTCATGTCAAACTCAACCTTACTATTTTCAGTATCTCCTGGAAGTGGAATATACAAAGTTCTATGAGACTGACCTTTTAAGCCAGTTTGTAAAAATCTAAACATTTTGTCTTCTGCATCTGCACTTAACTTAGCGCCTTTAAGTGTAATAATATATCTTGGCACTGCCTTGTTTTCAAAATAATCAATATTGTAGTTTGATGCAAGTTGATCACCAATAAGTGAAGAGAGGGCTGAAATAATATCTGGAACTCCATAATAAGTATTTAATGGAGAGTATTGCTTAAAATGAATAACCTCATTTGGTCTCGTATCTGTTGTTACAGGATTTTGATTCTTTGCCCCAAAATTTCTAAAGTATGTAACTGATGGCTGAATAATCTGAACATATCCGTCATTTAATCTGCGAACACGCATTGTTGTTGATGGAATATGACCAATGTAACCAATCTCTCCTGTTACTTTACGACCAATTTCCATGTATCCATTTCCAGTTGCCTGTACATCTACATAAATTTTTTCCATAATTTTTGTAAAACTGTCGTCATCGTTAAGGTTTTCTAACCAATCACGCATTTCAATTTTTGCTCTTTCAATTCTTTTACGAGCACGACCAAGAGAATTTTCATCTTCAACATTTTCAAGTTTTAGCATGGTACGTGAAGAAACAACAAAATCATAACCAAGACCAACAACATTCTCTACTTTAGCGTCAATCGCAGCATGGTTTGCAAAAGATGTATCGTAAAAGTTTGCCAATTCATAAAGGTTGTAAGGAGGTGTAATTACATCAAAAAGTCCATAACCATTTCTAACTGCTGTTCCTGGATTTATGGCTTTTGATTTTGTATTATCTGTTCCAGATTGAACTGCATTTGCGCTATCTAAATATGCGGAGGTTGGATCTACTGCTTTGCCAATGTTGCGAGCAGTGCGTCTTTTAAAATTTTGATCAAGATTGTTTAAATTTTTAATAAAATCCCAGTTTTTATTAAAAGGATCATTCTTTTTAAATTCGTCTTCTTTCTCTGCAAGGTTATCAATACTTGCTCCAAGATAGTACTCTTCTTCATCAATCATCGGAACCATGCTCCTTTATTGTTTGCTGTGCTGCATGAACTGCACCCAAATCATTCATATTAGGAATAAGTCCTTCTTTCATTCTGGCAATCTGCTCAGAGTATTCCATCTCGCTTACACGGTTTACACCAGGATGAAAAACTGGTTTTCCTTCTGGCTGACCCCAATATTCTGCTGCTTTGCGTAATTCCATGATTTTTTCAAGATCACCTTTACGTGCAGGAATGTTTAAAAGGTTTCCGTGACCATCTCCAAAGACCTTGCCATTGGGTTTTTCCCAAAAATATAAACCCCAATCATAGTTTTTTTCAATAAGTTTTATCTTGGACTTACCAACTTCTCCTGGTTTTTTCTCTCTCATAACCATTAGTATACCATATTATGCTACAGTTGATGTAGAACTTTGCCAAATGGTGTCTTTAAATACCTTCAAATAGTCAGTCTCTATATAGATACCTTCATCGTCATCTATAATATATTTATTTGTTCCAACATAGTTTTTATATACTTCTCCAGCATTAACAATATACCTGCTGTCTCTACTTTTAACTAAAACGCTGTCCCAATTTGAATTGTCCCAAACGTTCCAAGTTTGATTATCTACTTCTCCCCAAGTTCTAAACAAAACTTGCTGTTCGAGTTGTGAATTAGTACCTTTATAAAAAGATATGTTGTTAAAAGTCATTAGATGCTTTAAGTTTATTTTTCCATTATAAGAGTTTAGGCCTAAGTTAACTGGGAAAGATATACCTAAAACAGTCCATCTTTGAATTGATATAGTTGGCTCTGTTACATAAAGTCCATTTAAATAATAAGATAATTCTGTAAACGGCAGGTCATCCGATTTTGTTTTAGCAAAAATAGTTGCTCTATCTGCATTTGATGAATTAGCCTGAATATAAAACTCAATAGTGTCAGTTGCATACTCTATTTCAAACATTAAAACTGGGTCTTCAGGAAATGCCCATAAATCTGACCTGATAAACATTTGAATAGCACTTAGAGAATACTTGATGTCTAAACCTGGATTAATGTCAATACTTAACCCACGATTTAAATTGTTTAGTCCATCTCTTAATTCAATCCCGCTTTTTCTTGTAAGGTATAGGTATGGAACGCTTTCTTTGTCGATAACATATGGATTAACTCCTTTATAATCAGGAATACCACTTACTAACTTGTATGGAACTAAGTCTATTGCATATCTACTTTTTATTGGATTTGAATTATTTGCATTTAAACTTTTTGCTGCAAATTCTATTTTTCTTAAAGAAAGTTTATTATGTAATATGCCAAATACTTTAAACCTAATAGAATAAACCATTGATATAGTGTTAAAATCAATATCTTTTGATGGATAGATTAAATAATTGTCAACAATCTCAAACCTTTCAGTCTGCCAATCTGCCTCAGTATTTAAATTTAATATTCTTTTCTTAATTGCTGGATTTGTTGTTGCATAGTCTGCGTCTGCTTGTGTAATTCCTTGAGAAATATCTTGAAAAGTAACATATACTCTTACGTTTGAATTGTTAGTATTTAATGAATCAGAATTGTCTACCCAGTAGGTGTCTCCTTCTTCTTTTACTTCAGATGGTGCTGGATAGTCAATATTAAACTGAATAAAATCAATATCTGTTATAGTCTCTTCATTTTCATCTAAAACATCTTTTGCAAGTACTGATAATGGAATGTAGTCTTCCCAGTAACCAAAAACTGAAATATCAATAAAAAACTTTCCATAATCTTCAAAAGAAAATAGAGTATAACTAGAAACATGATTAATAATAGAGTTTGAAAAATTAAAAGTACCGTCATCATAAAAGTATGAGTCTAAAGTAAAAGATGTATGTTTATATGTGTTAATTCCAACATTATATATATTTCCAGTAAACATATTTTCTTTATTTGGTTGGCTTCCAATATATAGTTTTAATGATCCTGGATTTGCAAAAAATTGAGCAAGACCACCTGTTGTATTGTTTGCAATTAGTTTTGAAATTTGAATTCCGGCAGTAAAAATTCCAACGGGACAAGTATGTGATCTAATCGTAGTTGAAACTCCAGCATAAGTAAAAACATAGTTTAATAAAGTAGATTCTTTTTTAATAGCAAAACTATTTACTCCGTCTGTTATGTATAAAAACATAGCGTTTTGATTTTCTTCTAATTTAAATGTTCCAACAATAGAATCTATAGTGTTTGAAATAAATGAAAGACTTTCAAAATATATATAAGAATCAGTTCCCCAAGTTCCAGATGGCTTCAAACTAAAAAATTTAGATCCTGTAGTTTGAATTAATTTATTGGCAGCCTCTAGTTCAGTTATGGTTTTATTGTCAGATAGAATAAAATTAGGCAATTCATAGTCCGGAGTTTTAAGTGTTGATATTCCAGGAATTAAATTATCTTCAATTCCAGAATCCCAAGATCTTGTAGTTGGATATGTTATGTTATTGCTATATTCTGCAAATGGATAGTCTATCTCTACTGTTGATCCACCATAATAATTATCTATAATTTCTGGTGTTGTTGGTATACCCTGACCTAAAATATAATGAACTTTTGCTGCATTTGTTGAAATAGAATATGGATATAAAGAAATACAATCAATCTTAATTTGATCCACATATGTTTCATATGCATAGAAAGCAATCCAGTCATTGCTTTTACTTGTCTGTATTTCGTCGTATTGTGAAGGAAGATTTATCAATGATGTATTAATTACCAAAGATCCAACTTCTTCACCATTAACCAAAAGAATTGCTTGATTTTTAATAAGTTTAATGTGAACAAGCATTGGTCTATACCATTCACCAACAAAATGTGAAACAAAATCTCCATCAATTACTAAAGTTAAAAAACAATCTTTTACATATAAACCATCTGTTGATCCTATTGGTCCCAAAATTCTTTTTGCATCTGACGTATTTACGTCTGCCTGTAGCCAAACCTCCAAAGTGTAGTCATTGTGTCTGCCAGATTCGTTTAAAAATCCATACCCTGGAAAAATAAAAGATGGTTGAGTATTTGCAATTAAATCTGCTTCATCTACAAAATAATTTATATCTGTCCAAGAATCTTCTGTATTTTTCCAATAAGACCAACTTTCTTCAGCAACCTGTTCCCAAGTTCTATAATCAATTATTTCTGAGTGTGGAATTAACTGAACTGCTCTGTCTGATCCATAAACAAGCGGTACACCAAAATTTTTACCAGCCAAAGAATTGTTGTCAACAACATAGTATCCACTGTTTGCATTAAGACCATAAGCATTTGCCTCAACTACTCCGTCTAAAGATAAATTAATAGTTGCTGGACTTGAAAGTTTTGTTTGACCTAATGATGTTGCATTAAACTCTTCACTGTGTTGACCTGCAGTAATTCCGTTAAAATGAATATTATAGGCTGCAATATCTGCTCCTCCTGGAGAAGAAACAACTTTTATAACAAATTTAAATTCTTTGTCAAGGTCTGGAAAAGTAAATGTTGCTGAAATTGGAGTCCAAACCTCTGATTCAATAATTGTAAAATCTTTAAACTCTGATCCTCCATCATACTCATATCCAATAGATATTGAAACAATATTTGCACTTGCTGTATAGTAGTATGTGCTTAAAGCAAAGGTTTGTAGTGTAGGATTTAAAGATTGAAAATTTACTAGGTTTGCACTTTTTATATAAGATGTCGTATTTGAAGGTGCAACAGGAAGCGTAGATCTAAAAACTTTACGATAACTATCTGGAAAAGGCTCAACTTGGTTTTCTGAATTAATCTGTGGAGTTGACCCAGTAATGACTGTTCCACTTGTTTTAGTCCAAGTATTAATATCTCTTTGTGCTTCTGATATTAAAGATATGTAATCTGCAGAATCATCTAATGGCCAAATTGCAAGCGGATGCTCAGCAAAAATTTTCTCGGCATATAAATTAGAAGGAATATTCATTATTAGTCTATTTTATCATACAATGCGGGTAAACCATCTTGGTAATGTGTACCTATTAGTTCCTGTGACAGTTTTTACTCCGTGAACAAAATCTGGTGTATCTGGAAAACACACTAAATCTCCTGCCTCTGGTTTAATTATAATGTCTAACTCTGGAAAATAAATCTCACCGCCAGAGTAATTATCATTTATATATATAAGGCAGGCAATGTCATTTGTTTTAGTAACATCAAAATGCTCATGCATTGATGCGCCAACTTCAAATCTAGCAATATGATTTAAATTTGATACGTAGTCTACAAATGGTCCAGGATAATTTTCTAATACAAAATCATAAACTTTTTTTTGATACTCATTTAAAATTAAAAATTCTTCAGAAACATCTGATTTTGCAATACCAGAATGAAATGCTTTAAATTCTTTTTTTGTATTTCCAAATTCTGTAAACTCTGAATCAACGCTTAATGCAAAATTATATAGCATACTAGAAACTTCTTTTGGCATAAAAGTTTTTATATGCTTTATTTTAGATAAACGATCTTCCATTAAGAAACCTTAATTTCACAGTAGTCTGTTGTGCAATACATTTCTCCAACGGAATCAAGATTTTCAATACCGTCATAAATTGCATCAAAGTTAATGTGAGCAACCTTTCCGACATAAGCATCATACTCTTCTTTAGTAATTTGTGTGTATGGCTGTTGTGGATAAGTATGATTTCCCATTGGAAGGAATGAAACTGCTTTTAATTGACCTTCGTACATATGAAGTGCAGGAGCAATGTGTTTTGTTTCTGTTTCTTTGTCAAAAGATAAAGTTACAGAGACTCCATTATCTGACCAATATTTTTGTGTAGTTGCAGCAAGACCAATCTTTTCAAAAAGACTTACATCTTTTTCTGATCTTGGATGTCCAGAAGATACTGGAAAATATACTACTGTAGTATTTGCTGAAACTAGATCATCTTCAATTTTATACCCTGCTGCTTTAAATAAATGCAACATTGGATCTGTATTTCCAAAACGAATTGCACGTAAGAAATACTCTCCACCAACAGACCAATGAACTCCTGGAGATGCTCCAGAAAGCAATGAGACAGATCCTGAAGGCTTTACTGTAGTTACACGAATTGACTCACGAACACATAGCCATTCTGAATATTGCTTATCGTAGTGGCGAATCTTTTTGTATCCTTCGTCCATCCATTCTCTGGTTGTTGGCATTCCATTGATATCGGTAAATGATGCAATACCAGTTAAAGATGTTCCAATTCTGCGGTTTCTTTGCATAATACCGTTTGTAATTTGCCAATGTGTTGGAAGCAATGTAACAGTCTTTCCATAAAGATATGCAAATTTCAAGGTACGCATAAAATCTTCTTTATCTGTGTGACGATTTAAATGAACTTCAACAAGGGTACAAAGTTCATAAGATTCTAGTGGTTGTTCTGCACAAGGATTAAATCCCATAACACGATAGTCTTTTCCATCTGCTGGATCTGCTAATCTTCCATAATTTCTTGCAACATCAAGCCAAATAAAACCAGGCTCTCCATTATCTGCAATTAAATCTACATAATCTTCATAATGAGTTCCAACTTCAGCAGAGATAGAGTTATTACTCATCCATGCCCATC